TACTTTAACGCTAGTTAATGGTATCTAGCTTTACTTTAACGCTAGTTAATGGTATCTAGCTTTACTTTAACGCTAGTTAATGGTATCAAGCTTTAACGCTAGTTAATGGTATCAAGCTTAGCTTTAACGCTAGTTAATGGTATCAAGCTTAGCTTTAACGCTAGTTAATGGTATCAAGCTTTAACGCTAGTTAATGGTATCAAGCTTTAACGCTAGTTAATGGTATCAAGCTTTAACGCTAGTTAATGGTAGCCATTTATTTGTTTTTTCATTCCATTCACAATTGAATGGAAAAAACATAACGACTGTAGCATTTTTGAAAACATCTCTTAGCATTTTACTTGTTATTAAATTTGGAACTGCTGCAATTCCCAATTTATTGCCTTGAACTTTGTCAAATACATCATATACATCTGGATATTCTGTCTTACGCAACCAATGTACTGAGCTTTGTGGTGTTGATTGAGATGGGGGTGTTGATTGAGATGGGGGTGTTGATTGAGATGGGGGTGTTGATTGAGATGAGGGTGTTGATTGAGATGGGGGTGTTGATTGAGATGGGGGTGTTGATTGAGATGAGGGTGTTGATTGGGTTCCTGGGATATGTTCTTGGAAGTCTGGGACATCTTTGACTTTTCTGATGACTGATTTGATAACTGATTCATCAAAATGGAGTAATTTTGGTTTATATTTGAAATTAAATGGAAAGTAATATATACCACGTGATGTATATGGGATGATTTTACTGAATTCAATAAGAGCTTTCGTTCCTTCTTGTGTAGCCATTGCATATTTTTTTAAGATAAATTTGCAAACATCCATAGGATTATCTGGACTATGGTGATTTTCAAATAGATCTATTATAATTTCAAGTCTTTGTGGAAGAGTTTTATTAGACAATAATGAACCTTTATAGACTAAAATATCATTAATTAGATATGTCCATTTCTGATTATTATCTTTTACCATTTCTCCGTCGAGAAGAGTATCATTAAAAAGCGATTCATGATATTTACCACGTCCAAGGATTATACGGGGTTTTTGATAACCTGGATGAATTTTTTTATCAATATAATAAATTATTTGAATACCCTCATACATGCTAAAGAACATGTAATAAGGATTTCCATTTGATCTGAGACAAGACAAATGTGGAGATTTTCGAATATATTCAGCACCCTTTTCATCTAAATGATGCCAATGTTTTTCTAAAATCTTAATGCCATATTTAGATTCTAGATGATTCAATATATCATCTTTAGTTTCTAAAGACTTTATGTTGAAACATATTCTATCACAGAATGATATTACACCAGTTTGCATTCTGATATTATTATAGAGATAGCTCATGATTTTAAATCATTTTTTAGGGATAAGTGACTGCGCGAAGACGGGTTTCTTTGCCTTTATTAATGCCACACATTGGCATATTTGCGATTGGTAAATCAGTTGACGGTGCCTTAGTATATGGGCAATCTCCAATTTGTTTAACTGGATAGTCTTCTGGTACATCTTTTGCGGATGTATAATAAGAATCTAATGTAATGTTTGCACTTACTGGGTCAGCGACACGGCTATTTGCCTGATCTTTTGAGAGTTGGCTGTTAGCTTGACCGGATAACTTAGTAGACAATGTATTTGTTGTATGATCCATTTTTGTTAATGGAATAGTTTGTATAGGTTTTTTATCACTTGTTAGCTGTGGAAATATAATAATCATAAATATTAATATGCACGCAAAAATTAACAATAAGACAACTTCGTCCATATCTGTATCTAATACGTCTAAACATAATTATTAATGAACTAATGATTTATAAAATTTCAGTGGTTTTATCTTTCTTTCTTCCACCGCTTAATGAGGGTAAAATAGTACTTGGAATATTGTAACATTTTCCAACAGGAATTATGGGATATATATAATATTTTAGATATTCTGAAATAATATCCTTATTAAATAAAAAATAAATGACGTTAGTTCTGCGCTAACTTAAGCTGACGTTAGTTCTGCGCTAACTTAAGCTGACGTTAGTTCTGCGCTAACTTAAGCTGACGTTAGTTCTGCGCTAACTTAAGCTGACTTAAATTCAGCTGGAGATGAAATAGTTATGTCTTCTACATAGCCTGGTAAAATAGTATCCATTCCTTGTGCGCTATAAACTCCTTGATTGTAAATTCCATGTATTCCGATATATTCTTGTGCTTTTGGGTCAACTAAATTATTTTGAGCATCTTCTAGATTCTTTGGAGTAATATAGTTGTTTCCTCCAATTAAAGATTTATTTGGATAGTCAGTGCTGTCATTTTTGTCATTTTGATCTGGTTTAGTTGTATCAGTTATCAATAAATTTTGAATATCAACTAATGAATCTAGTTTAATACCATACATTTTGGCATAGACTCGTAAGTATACTAGTAATAGAGTTAATCCAAATATCAAACCAGTTATACTATCTACGAATAATATGATTGCTATAATTGCGATACCAAAGACTATTTGGACTTCTGATTTAACTACGTCTTTTAAATCAGATGTGTCGATTAATAAAGAAACTAATAATACAGCTATTGCTAAAATACGAAGTGGAAGCATATCTATAAAAAATGAATATTTTTTGTAAGACCAAAGTTAATAAATGTTTCTCTCAAGGAAAGGATATGGTATTTTGAAAGAGGATAATGAAGAGATTGTTGAGTATTTTAGGAAATTGCTTACGGTAAAACCAAAAGTTAACCCAGAGAATCCAGGAGGTGATTTAGTTAAAGAATTTCCCGTATATAAAGAAAATAGTACAAAATTATATATTCCAAAATACCTGGGACTTAAAACATATGGGTTGCCTCCTTCCGAAAATAATACTTTATCTGATGGATTAATATGTAATAATTTGATATTTAAGGGATCTTTGCGTCCAATTCAAGAAGAACCTGTCAGATTATTTTTAGAAGCTGCAAATGATCCTTGTCGTCAAGGAGGTATCATTACTTTGCCATGTGGATTTGGTAAAACTTTAATTGCATTATATCTTGCTTGTCAAATTAAAAAGAAAACTATGGTTATATGTCATAAAGGTTTCTTGATCGATCAATGGAAAGAACGAATTGCCGAATTTATTCCAACAGCGCGGGTAGGTCTCTTGAAGGCACAAATAGTTGATATCAAAGACAATGACATAGTAGTCGCGAGTCTACAAAGTTTGGCAATGAAGGATTATGATCCAAAATTGTTTGAAAATTTCGGAATGTCAATTTTTGACGAATGTCATCATCTAAGTGCTGAAGTTTTTTCAAGAGCACTTATAAAATGTAGTTTCCGAGTTATGCTCGGGTTATCTGCGACTCTTAATAGAAAAGACGGATTACGTAAAGTTTTTGAATGGTATATTGGTCCTCCAGTAAATCAAATTCAGAAGCGTTCAGATAAAAACATGATAGTAAAAATGATAAATTTTTATGAATCACATGAATCATATGGAAGAGAAATTGTAGTTTGGAATGGAAAAAGAAATATTCCAAAAATGATCAATGCAATATGCGAATATGACTATCGAACAAAATTAATTATTGATGAATTAAAAGAAGTATTAGATAAAGAACCTGATCGACATACTATTATAATCAGTGATCGGCGAAATCATTTGAATTCGATTGAAAAAGAAATAAAATTGAGAATGCCCGCAAAAACAATTGGATATTATGTTGGCGGTATGTCTCAAAAAGATTTGAAAGAAAGCGAATCTAAAAATATATTGCTTGGTACTTACACAATGGTATCTGAAGGTTTTGATGTACCTACATTGAATACATTAGTACTTGCATCTCCCATTTCGTCAATTGAACAATCGATTGGACGAATACAAAGACAAAAAGAAGCTGATAGAAAATATATACCAATTGTCATAGATTTATGGGATAACTATAGTCTTTTTAAGAATCAAGGATTCAAAAGGCATACATTCTATAAAAAAAATGGTTATGATGTTCAAATCAAAAACATAGGAACTCCAGTAATGCATTTTGAAGAAACAAAAAAAGATAAAAATACTAAAAAAGTAGCTATACTTGTAGAATCTGATTGAGATTTATAGAGATTCCCGAGATTTATAGAGATTTACCGAGATTTATAGAGATTTACCGAGATTTATAGAGATTCCCGAGATTTACCGAGATTTACCGAGATTTATAGAGATTTACCGAGATTTATAGAGATTTATAGAGATTCCCGAGATTTATAGAGATTTACCGAGATTTATAGAGATTTACCGAGATTTACCGAGATTTATAGAGATTTACCGAGATTACCGAGATTTACCGAGATTTATAGAGATTTATAGAGATTTACCGAGTGCCGTCAGTTCATGATAATTCCATGATAAACGGTTTAGATTTATAGTAAGCTATATATTTCTTCAGCAAATTTATTCCATCTTTCAATGTTAATTCCTTTAATTAATGGTTTGTCGTTTGCAGGTGTTATCCAATATTCTAGTGATTTTCTTAAATGTATTCTGCAACATACAAAAGGTGCAAAATTACTAACCATCAATCTACCTTTTTCAAATAATTCTTGTAATGATGCAGATACAGCAGCAGATGTCATATTTGCTGCACCATTTACATCATCAATTTCAAGATTTGCAGGCATTACTCCCAAATCTTGAATAATTGAAACGTAGCTATTATTATTAATTATATATTCGAGTTTTATTGTATAAAAATTAGAATAGAGATTAGATTGTTCTATTATTAATTTTAAATAAGGATCTATTTTAAGATTACTTTTTAATTCAGGATTAATAGCTTTTGGATTGATATATCTTATTTTTTTCATTATATCCGCTTTTTCTTCTTCAGTTATTTTTTGTTTTGTCTCTGGATCAACAAATGGTACATTTTCTTTATTGCTTTTTTGCCATAATTTATAAATATTTCTTGCATAATAGCATCTTTGTTGTCCAGGATTTTTCCCAATTTTAATGATTAATTGAAGATTCTTTTTATTCATTCTATCAAATCTCTTTCCTGTAATACTATCTTTCATGTAGCTACAAGTTGCGCGAAGTTCTTGAAGAATTTGAGTACGTTTTTTAGGTGTTAACTTTGTAAATTCATTTGCTTCAGGATATTTAAAATCAGAAACATTAGATAATTTACGATGACTATTAAATTTTGATCTACCAGTATCTGGTTCAGATTCGAAGATTCTTTCAATAAATTCATCAGGTTCATTCGGATCAGGTTTCATTCTTTTAACTAATTCTATTTGGCCTGTTTCAGGATTTCTATATTCTTGTTGTATTTCTATTAATTTTTTTTGTTTTGGTAATTTTGTAATATGTTTTCTTATACTAATTGATGATGGTAATTTTCTACTTTTACTATCTGATATTGATAAACTATCTGATTTATTTCTTAAATTATCTAATTTTGAAAAATGTTCTATCATTTCTTGAATTTGTTGATATAATGTATTTAATACTTTTAATTTGTCTTCATTATTATTAATTGCAGTAATAGAATCTATTTTAGTTAATTGTAATTTATATCCTTTTAAATTATCATATTTTTCATAGAATTTATAATATTTAATTGTACTATTAATTGTTTTATAATTTTTATTAGCTAACGTACCTTCTGGTATATTTCCATATAGTGCTAATATGGTAATAACATATTCTGCATCTGTAATTAGATTATTTAATGAATTATCCTTAAGATCTATAGATACCGATACCGTAATTTTATTATCAATTATATTTTCAGAATAATCAACAAATTCATTTATATATTCTCTTTTATCATCTGGAATCAAATAATCTACTGATAATGCTAATTTACATATTTTAACTAGATCTTTTAAATCTTTAAAAAAATCATCAGGTATAGCTGATATTTCTTTCATTCCATTAAATACGTTTTCAATTTCAGATTGTACTTGTGAACCATTCCAAGTTTCTTTAGATTTAGGAAAAACATAATCACCAATTTTATTTGGAAAAGTCTTTTTATTGACATTTTTACCTT